GCTGTAATGGTGATTTTTCAACATCACTCATGTATACGTTTTCTGAACTCTCTTCTCCCATACCACCAATTCCTGGTACTATAGCTTCAGAGCCTTCCTTTTCATAATTGTAGTTAGGAACTCTTTTAAATATATTGCTAATAGCGCTTTGATTTTTATTACCTGGTTTTCCCATGATTTTTGTGTTTTATTATTTTTGTTGATCTCGCCAGAATTTTTTATCTTTTCTAGCGTATTTCTTTTTGTCTCTACCTTCTTGTCTTTCAGCTCTATCCATTAATCTTTGCTTTCTAGCTTGTAATCTATTTGCTTTTGCGTAATTACCAGCTTCAGCAGCAGCTTCACCTTTTGCTTGTGTTTTATCTAGTCTATGCTCAACTCTAGTTTGTTTCTTAGGTCCTGCAGTTACAACAACTTCATCTAAATGACCAGATCTACCTGTTGTCATGTCTGATGCAATAACATCTTGTTTACCAAATCTTGTATCTATTTGATCACTTCTTACTTCTTCATCTGATAATATGTTACCATACCCCACGGTAGGAACATTACCAGTTGCTTCAACACCTGATGGTGCTGGTACAAACTTCATAGGCGAACAACCAAACTTGTATGGTCCAATGCCTTTAAAACCTTTATAAGCCATATTATCTGTCTTTATCTCTAATCATATCACTTATAGCTTTATTATAAACCTTATCAGTGTATGATTCGTTGTTAAAAAATTTATTTCTTTCTGATGTGGGAAGGTCCTCTTCACCCAATAGGATTCTGTATATACGGGATATTAATTGACTACATTTAAATGAGGTTTTGTATATACTATATTTAATTGTTGTTCGGTTACGATGTCTCCAAGCTTCTATCCATCCGCCTCTTCTTAATCGTTCCCAACGGTTTTTATCCCAAGAATAGGTATAAACACCGTTTATAAAATCGTTACGCGTAAATCTACCCTTACAATCTAAATAGATTAATAATTCTAAATCAGCGTCTTTTAAATCGTAGGTTTTACAGGCCCATTTTCTAACAAGCCTGTAATATTTAAATAAATTTAATTCCCTAAGATCTTGTGCACTTAGTTTCATTCTACTATAACTATGTCCTGTATTCTAATAACATAGTATAGTTTTCCTTTCCATTGTATACCATGTCCAGCGTGTTTATCATAATGAACTATGTCATTTTTTTTAACGCCTTCTACAAGGTTACCAATTGATAATATTTTAGCTTTTAAGTACCTGTTGTCAGTGTTTAGTTTTTCTGTTATTTCTAAACCAGCAACCGTAGTAGGCTTTTCCTTGATTTTTTCTACTATTATATAACTATTTACCGCTTTCATGTCCTACTCTTATATTAGATATTACACAATTTGCGGAAATTATAGTAGAAACTACAGAAATTGCGTTCTTTAATGCAGTTTTTGTTACTAAGGCGGGGTCTACGATGCCGGATTTAATCATATTGACGCTTTTACCGGTTGTGACGTCATATCCTATACCTTTTAGGTCAGGTATATCGTAGTTTTCAATACCAGCATTGTCCATTATAGTAAAAAATGGAGATTTTATGGATTCTACTAGTATTTTCTCCCCTATATTTTCGGGTTTTACACTATCTGCAGCATTTAACAGCGCAATTCCGCCTCCAGGGACTATCCCTTCTTGCAAAGCTGCTTTAACCGCATAAATAGCATCTTCAACTCGATCTTTTTTCTCCTTTAATTCGATCTTTGAGTTGCCACCTACTTTAATTATGCCAACATAACCTGTTAACATAGCTAATCTTTCTTGTAATTTCTTTTTGAAAAATGGTTCTTTCTCTTTTTTGAGAGATTTTTTAACCATATCTATCCTTTCCTGTAAATCTTCTTTACTTACGCCAGTTGTTAGGACTGTAGTTCTGTTATTTGTTACAGATTTTACTACTTCACCTAAACAATCTGGCTGGATCAGATCTAAATCATCTCCTAACTCTTCATTCATAACAGTCGCACCAGTTAAAAATGCCAAATCGTCCATAACCTCTGCTTTAGCAGCGCCAAATCCAGGAGGATCTATTATATTGACATCGATATTACCTTTAACTTTATTCATCAAAAGTGCCGACTTTACTTGAGGATCGACTTGAGCGATAATTAAAAGCGGTTTTTTTGCTTTTATTACTGCTTCTAATATAGTTTGTATCTTTCTTATATTAGGTATTGTTGATGAAACTATTAAAACTGCAGGGTTTTGTAGCTCTGCCACTTGTTTTTCTTTGTTTGTTGCAAAATGTGACGATGTTAATCCACTGTCGAACTGTACACCATCTACTATTTCTGCATATGTCTCATCCGTATCGCTGTCCTCCATAAGAACAACTCCATCCTTACCTACTTTTTCGTAAGCTGACGCAATAATGCTGCCAAGTTTCCTATCATTATTACATGAAATTTCTGAAACATTGGTAAGCTGAGGGCCAGATACTGCTTTGGAGTGTTTTGAAAGGTACTCCATAACCTTTTCACCTGCTGATTTAATTCCATTTTTAATATTTCTTGTTGATTCACCTAAATAATCAGGTTTATTAACTTCTTTTAATAGTGATTCAGCAAGGACGATAGCTGTTGTAGTACCGTCACCTGCTTCTTTCACCGTGTTTTTACTTGCCTCTTTGATAAGTGTAGCGCCTATGTTTTCTACCGGGTCTAATAAGACAACAGATTCTGCTACTGTTACACCGTCTTTTGTAATAACCGGATTGCCTCTTGCATCTTCATATATTACACACTTACCTGAAGCTCCAAGTGTAGACTTAACAGCTTTTGCTAATTTATCTACACCATTAATTATTTTACTTTTAGCGTCTTCGCCAAAGTTGAGATCTTTTACAATCTCACTAGGTTGATTAAATTCCATTTTATTATATTTCTTTTGATTGCCTACTTGAATGTTTTTACTACCTTAGGTCCTTTTACAAACTCTAATTTCTTAGTGTAGTGTTCGATGCTACCGTCAATAGCTGCTTCCGCAGATTCTATAGTTTCTCGTCTTGTAACATCATACCATACATCTTTATCTTCGATGTCTCGGTATTCGGTTTGATAGTACCCATTTGGTAATTGTACTATTCTCCAGTTTTTCTTGTCAGCTAGAAATTTCCATGCTGCAACGGTATCTTCGGTTACCTGTGGTTGACTAGGTATAGTACTAGTCTTGTAATAAAAATATGTCATAATATTTGGTTTTTGGTTAAACTTACGCTGTACGCTCGCCGTGTTGCCAAACGTTGCGGTTATTTGCGACAGTCATTTTAACTACAGTGCCGTCTGATTTGTGGTGTAGATCGTGCTCTGACGATTGACCTAATCTTTGGTTTTCAGCCTTACGTGCTTTACGCTTAGCTTTTTTAGCGGCCCTAATATCACGTCTCTTCTTTCTCCTGGCTGCTGCCGGGGATAAGTCCTGTTTAAAGGG